CCTCTGATACAGCATCAAAATTAGTTCCGATATTAGATTCAGTCGGAGCGGCAGGTGAAAGAGGTGCAGTAGCACAGATAGAATCTTTAGGTGCTTTGATTAGATTAGAGGGATTGTCACCAGGTCAGATATTAGGTGACGTTGCAAGTAATACAGAGTTCTTTGCAAAGTTTGCAAAAGATGGTGGAACTAACTTAATCAGAGCCGCAGTTCAGGCACGTAAGTTAGGTTTAGAGTTAAGTGCAGTATCAGGTATTACAGAGTCATTATTAGATTTTGAAACAAGTATTGAAAAACAATTAGAAGCATCGTTATTAATTGGTAGAGAAATAAACGTTGATAAAGCT